CAGCTCTTATTGAACCATGCGTATTAGCTGGTAGTCGTAAAAATGATATTGTATTTGACCCATTTATGGGAAGTGGCACAACTGCACAAGTAGCATTGCAACATGGTAGACAATATTTAGGTTGTGAACTAAACAAAGAATATGAAAAATTACAGCAAGAAAGGATAAGCAATGGGTAAAGGAAGTGCACCAAGACCGTTCACAGATAGAGCTGTGTTTGAAGATAACTTTGATAAAATATTTGGTAAGAAAAAGAAAAGTGATGATACATCACCACACCTCATTGAATACGAACTCAATAAGTCTACAGGTGAATTAGAACGGTTATACGAAGGCACATCTAAACCTAATAGCGAACAGTTTGATGGCGAGTAAATCACCTACACAATTGTCTTTAGCTAAACTACGAGAAGAAGGATACACAGTAGCAGTAGTAGAACATTGGAACGCATTTGCTAGAATACGCCAAGACTTATTTGGTTTTATAGATTTACTAGCTTTAAAAGGTAAAGAAGTATTAGCAGTTCAAACAACTTCAGCAAGTAACATGAGTGCAAGGGTCAAGAAAATAGCTGACCATGAAAATGTAGGTGCAGTTCGTGAAGCAGGTTGGACTATCCATGTGCATGGTTGGCATCAAGACGATAAAAGGAAATGGCATTGCAAAGTGAAAGATGTATCGTGAAAGAAAAGATATTAGAATATCTTACAGAACCACGAACCATAAACGACATAGCAAAGCATATACAATCTAACTATCCTATTACAAAGAACATACTTGTAGAGATGAGAGATGCAAATGTTATTCATGCTTACAAAGATAACCAAAATAGACTCATGCACTATTACGTGCCACAACCACATCCACTACAAACTATATTTGGACACAAAGTAAACTTTACAGATGAACAAATAAAAGGTGTTATTTCACACACAGCAGATGACGCTAAACATAACTTGCAACAAAGAACTACACAAGAAACATTTGGGGAAAGCGTAGCATATACGCTAACACGATATGATTAGTATGGAACGCTTATTATCTATCCTAGAAGACTGGGCTAGATGGATGAAGTCTGATAGCCATAAATTAGGATACCCTTCTAAAAGCATAGGCATGTCATCAGGAGGCGAGTCAACTTCAGAGGTATTTGAAGAAATGTGTTCAGCTCAAGACATGTCTAACATACGCACTATACACGCTATCATACATAGCCTAGAACAAGGACAACAAGACGCTATATACACTAAATACCTTGGTGCTAAACCACCACTAGCTTACCCATGGCAATTAGACATGGCATATGACAATCTCTTGGTAATTGCAGGAAGACGGATAAACGCATAAACTTGTTGAACAAATATAGCAAAGTATGCTATAATAACGCCTGTAAGGGCATCCTATTGCCGTAAGAAACGTAATTCTACAAAAGCCTGACTGCACTCTCTCCGTGGTTGGGCTTTTTCTTTTATATGAAGCTATCTATTTGCACCGTATGCGGAACACCATTTGATGAAACAGGTTATGATAAATGTCCTGATTGTCAATATGACCACAGATTTATTAAACTAAGGAAAAGTTATGAAGAAACCAACAACGAAAAAAGGCAAAGTTGCGAAGATGGGCAAAGTGATGAAGGAATTTAAAGCAGGTACACTTCATACAGGTTCTAAAAAAGGTCCAGTAGTTAAAAATCCTAAACAGGCTGTAGCTATTGCATATAGTGAAGCTGGTATGTCTAAGAAGAAAAAATAATGGCTAAAGAATGTCCAGTCGTAACACACGACATAAAACTTAATCTAAAGAACAGAGACTGGGCGTTTAAAAATGTAGGTTACGGCCCAGCTAATCCTGAAGAGCCAAACAATGAATTTTGGAGTGCTAAGTCAGATGAATGGCAAACTCCAGTAGAAACTGCCAAAACTATGCGTTGTGGTAATTGCTCTGCATTTATCCAAACTCCTGAAATGATGGACTGCATAGTTAATGGCATACAAGGCGAAGAGTCAGATAATGAAACATACGCTAATGAAGTAGTAGATGTGGCTAAATTAGGTTACTGTGAATTATTTGAGTTCAAGTGTGCTGCAGATAGAACATGTAGTGCATGGCTTGTAGGTGGTCCAATTACAAAACCTATGACTACTAAAGAAAAACAAACTCTTATCATGGCTAAACATCTTTACGGAAAGAAATAACATGAAACCAGGTTTATACGCAAACATTGCAGCAAAGAAAGCTAGAATTAAAGCAGGTTCAGGTGAGAAAATGAGAAAGCCAGGAACAAAAGGCGCACCTACTGCAAAAGCATTTAAACAAGCAGCAAAGACAGCTAAAAAGAAATGAGTGCAGCTTGGCAAAAGAAAGCAGGTAAGAACCCTAAAGGCGGTTTAAACGCTAAAGGTCGTGCTTCATACAATAGAGAAACAGGTGGTAATTTAAAAGCACCAGTAAAGTCAGGTGATAATCCTAGACGTGCATCTTTCCTAGCAAGAATGGGTAATATGCCAGGACCAGAACGCAAACCTAACGGTGAACCAACAAGACTATTACTATCACTAAAAGCATGGGGAGCATCTAGCAAAGCAGACGCAAAGTCTAAAGCTAAAGCTATAAGCGCAAGAAACAAAAAGAAGTAATGCTAAAACTAGATATATACGTAGGATATGATGGTAAGGTTGAACCAGTTGCATACCACAATTTTTGCCAGTCAGTTATAGAAAAGTCATCTATACCGGTAAGTTTTACACCATTAGCACTAAATACTTTAAAAGACTACGAAGAAACACATAAAGACGGTAGTAACGCATTTATCTACTCACGCTTTCTAGTGCCATATCTAAATAACTTTAAAGGTATCGCACTATTTGTAGATGGCGATATGATATGCAGAACAGATATTGCAGAGATACTAGCGAACTTTGATACAGACGAAGCAGTCAAAGTCGTAAAACATAACTACACAACAAAGCATCCTATCAAGTATCTAGGTGCAAAGAACGAAGACTATCCTAAAAAGAACTGGTCAAGCGTTATGTTATGGAATTGTGGGCATTGGCTCAACAAACAATTAACACCTAAGTTTGTGCAAGAACAAACAGGTAAATACCTGCACAGGTTTGAATGGCTTAAGTATCCTGAAGAACAAGTAGGTAAGCTAGACGAAACATGGAACTGGCTAGAAACAGAATACGAATACAATAAAGATGCTAAATTAGTGCATCACACATTAGGCACACCATGCTTTAAAGACTATCAGAATACAGATTATAGTCAAGAATGGTGGGAAACATACCAAAGAATGATATATCCTCTTAAGGGAAACAAACGACAATCGGAGTTATAACATGGCAGGTTTACTTGAATATACCAAGAATGGTCAAGTAACAGAGCCACCATTGTATCGTTTTATGAGAGGCAATGTTCAGTCTTTCTTAAACTCTATACCTGACCCAAGTGGATTAACAAGAGAAGAACAGTTAAATTTAGCTGCAAACGTAACACCTACTATGGGCTTATTAGGCACATTTATAGGTAAAGGTTCTAAGTTATGGAATTCTAAAACAAATGATGTAGCTAAATCATTAGAAAAAGAAGGCGTAGCACCTGAGACTATTTGGTCACAAACAGGTAATGTAAAAGCTCCTGATGGTAAATGGAGACAAGAGATACCAGATAATGAGTCAGTAACAGGATTATTAGAAAAGGGTAAAGCATATAAATTACCTGAAGGTTTAAAGCATGAAGAACTATATAAAGCATATCCTGAATTAAAAGATGTTGGTATATCATTAAAAGCTACCAAAGATAATAGTTCATCTTTTTCACCATCATTAAACCAAATTAAAATTGGCACATATTCTAATGAAAGTAACTTGCCTAACTTTATTAAAAATGCTATGCGTCAAAAAGAAGAAGACGCTATTTATGCAAAGGCTAAAGAATTAGATGCTAAAAAGTTATTAACTCCTGAGATAGAAAATAAAATGTCTCAAGAATTAAAAGACATTGATTTAAAGTATGCTAATCTAAATACTAATGCTTTTTACCCTAATCAAAAAATGGCATTACATGAAGCACAACATGCTATTCAAGGTTTAGAGGGATTTGCTAGAGGTGGTTCTCCAAGTGATATGGGAACTTATATGCAATTCTATCAACCAGAAAAATTTATGTCATTACTTAATTCAAAAGACTTAGGTAAAATGAATGAAGCACAACATGACATGTATAAACGTTTAGGTGGCGAAGTAGAAGCAAGATTAACAGAAAATAGATTACCATTAACTAGAGAACAAAGGTTACAATATTATCCTTACGCACAAGGTCAATATGGAATAGATGTTCCGTATAATGAAATATGGATGAGTGAAGGTTTACTGAAATAAACAATAGAGGGCAACCAACCTATAAGGAGTTGCAATATTATGGCAGAACGATTAAGAAAGCGTCATCAAGACGAAGTAAGAACAAAAATACAGACAAGTCAGCTAGTAAATGTCTTGCAAAATCATGCACTTGGTATAGATGAAGATAAAGAAATTACACCTACACGCATGAAGGCAATAGAGATATTACTAAGAAAGTCATTACCTGACCTATCATCTACAGAGATAAGTGGTGTAGATGGTGGAGATATACCCATTGGTGTAGGAATTAGCTTTGTCAAACCAAACGATAGCTGAGTTTCCTGAGAAGTTACAGTTCTTATTTGAACCACACCGTTACAAAGTAGCATACGGTGGTAGAGGTTCAGGTAAGTCATGGTCTATGGCAAGAGCATTGCTTATAAAAGCAGCTAGTGAGCCAACACGTGTCTTATGCGCACGTGAAATACAAAAGTCTATCAAGCAGTCAGTACATACATTACTTAACGACCAAATACAAGCATTAGGTCTAGGAGCTTTCTATGAAGTATTGGAAGCAGAGATACGTGGTCTTAACGGTAGCACGTTCAGTTTTACTGGGTTGGCTACTAATACTGTGGAGTCCATTAAGTCTTTTGAAGGATGTGATATTGTCTGGGTGGAAGAAGCACAAACAGTATCGAAGAAGTCGTGGGATATTTTAATACCTACGATACGTAAACCTAATTCAGAGATATGGGTCAGTTTCAACCCTAATATTGACTCAGACGATACATATACTCGATTTGTGGTTAATCCACCAGAGAACGCTAAAGTCGTTAAGGTTAATTATCAAGACAACCCATGGTTTCCTGACGTTTTGGAGACGGAACGCTTACATAGTGAAAAGACTAACCCTGACTATGCAAACATCTGGGAAGGTGAATGTAAAGCAGCAGTAGATGGTGCTATCTATGCTAACGAGATACGTGAAGCACAAGAAAATAACCGTATTACTACTGTACCGTATGACCCAATGTTAAAGGTTCATGTAGTTATGGACTTAGGTTGGAATGACTCTATGTCAGTTATCCTATGCCAAAAAGGTGTATCAGACTTACGTGTTATTGGTTACATAGAAGATGACCACAGAACACTAGATAGTTATTCAGCACAGTTAAAAGATATGTCATACAATTGGGGAACTATGTTCTTACCACATGACGGACAGTCTAAAGACTTTAAGCATGGAATATCAGCAGAAGATATTATGCGTAAACTTGGTTGGGACGTAAGGATTGTTCCTAAACAAGATATAGAGTCTGGTATTAAGTTAGCACGAATGAACTTTCACAGAATATACTTTGACAAGTCAGCACATAGACTTGTTGAATGTTTAAAGAATTATCGCAGAAGTATAAACTCTGCAACTAACGAACCTGGTGCGCCATTACATGACGAATACTCTCATGGTGCAGACGCATTTAGATACTTATGTACTTCCATAGAGAACATGAAGAACGAGTCATGGTCTACTGGTAAGATACAATACAATAACAGAGGAATAGTATGAAGATACAAGACATGGAGATAATTGCACAGATAGAGGCAGAAGAGAATATTGCCTATGGTGTAAATGATAGTGCATTGTCTAATGATAGAGCAGAAGCGATTGACTATTATCTAGGACAACCATTCGGTAACGAAGAAGAAGGTCGTAGCCAAGTCGTATCTTATGACGTACAAGACACAATTGAGTCAGCTCTGCCACAGATTTTAAAAATCTTTGTAGCCGGTGATAAGGTTGTTCAGTTTGACCCTAAAGGTCCTGAAGACCAAGACGCAGCAGAACAAGAAACAGATTATATTAACCACGTAGTTATGGAGCAAAACGAAGGCTTCAAGATATTCTACGTATGGTTTAAAGACGCATTACTCTCTAAAAACGGTTATGTAAAAGTATATGCCGAAGAAGAAGAGGAAGAAGAAGAATACGAATATAAAGGTTTAACTGACGCACAACTACAAATGTTGGCTTCAGATGAGAACACAGAAATACTAGAACACGAAGCCTATCCTGACCCAAGTGTCAACATGGATGTTATATATCAACAAGCAGCCATGAATGGTGTTGACCCAGCGACTGTTATGCAGCCTATGTTACATGACGTTAAGCTCAAGGTTACAGAAAAGAATACAGAAATTGTTATTGAGAACGTAGCACCTGAAAACATGATGGTATCTGTAGAAGTATCAGGTCCTAACCTACAAGATGCACGTTTCGTTCAGCACAGAGAAGTCATGCAATTAGCTGACATTGCTGAAACATTTGACAAGCCACTAGAGTACATTAAGTCTATCATGTCAGACCTTCGTGATACATTTGAAGAAGAGTCTAATGCACGTGATATTTATGACGAAGAATATGATAGAGCTATTGAGTCTAACGAAGCTCTTGTTAAAGACACATACATTAAGTTAGATGGTGAAAGACATAGAGTAGTAGTGTTAGGCAATACTATTCTCTACAAAGAGAAATGCGAGTATGTTCCTTTTGCATGTATCACACCTATGATTATGCCACATAGACATATTGGTCGTTCTTATGCTGACTTGACTATGGACATTCAGTTAATTAAGTCTACACTTATTCGTGGTCAGTTAGATAACATGTATCTAGCTAACAATGGTCGTTATGCTATCTCTGATAGAGTAAACCTAGACGATATGCTTACTTCACGTCCAGGTGGTATTGTTCGTGTAGAAGGTGACCCAGGTTCAGGTATTATGCCTTTATCACATCCACCACTACCAGCATCATCATTCGGTATGGTTGAATACATGGACTCTATGAAAGAGAAGAGAACAGGTATCACAGCATATAACCAAGGCTTAGACTCTAACAGTCTTAACAAAACAGCTTCAGGCGTAGCACAAATTATGTCTGCTGCTCAACAACGTATAGAGTTAGTAGCTAGAACATTTGCAGAAACAGGTGTAAAAGAGTTATTTAAGTTAGTGCATCATCTCGTTAGAACAACACTTACTAAACCTGATATTATCCGTTTACGTAACAAGTGGGTAGAAATAGACCCAAGAGAATGGAAAGCTCGTAAAGACTTATCTATATCTGTAGGCTTAGGTGCTGGTAATAAAGACCAACAGTTAATGCACTTAACTACTATCCTACAAATGCAAAAAGAAGCTATCCAAATTGGTATTACATCACCAGAGAAAATATACAATGCGTTAGCTAAATTGACACAAAACGCAGGCTTTAAGAACCCTGAAGAGTTCTGGGTAAACCCAGCTAATACACCTGAACAAGAAGGTCAGAAAGCACCTTCAGAAGCAGAGATTATGGTGCAAGGTCAACTAGAAATAGAAAGACAAAAAGCACAAGCACAAATGATGCAAGAGCAAGAACGTTCAAAGAATGATATAATTATTGAACGTGAAAAGATAATTGCACAAGCCGAATTAGAGAAGTTTAAAGCACAATTAAAAGCTGAAACTGATTTAGCTATTGCACAAATTAAAGCTCAAGCAGGAGTAATGTATGGCGGATAAGTCGCTAGAAGAAGTAAAACGTGGTGAACAAGCAGCAGTAATATTAGACAATCCTATTTACCAAGAAGCTATTGCTAAGGTAAAAGAGAACATTGTATCTACTATGGCTAATAGCCCACTAGGTGACGAAAAGACTCACAACAGATTAGTTATCGCATTACAATTACTAAACCAAATTAACAAACAACTTACTGACGTTATGCAAACAGGTAAGTTAGCAGCTATTCAAACGGATAGACCTAAGTTTAAGATATTTGGGTAATATATTACTTTTTTGCATTTAATTCCTGTAAGTGTTTCATTCATAAGGCATTTGTCTGTATTTTGAGTGAAAACCATTTTTACTGGCAAAAAGAATTTGGGTAAGGACAAGCCCACTTAATACTCGCAAGAGTATTCTATTGTCTAATTTCAAGGAAATAAAACTATGAGTGACCAAGTCGTAGAACAGTCACCACAAAGCCGATTAGAGGCTATGCTAGGTGATAGTATTCAAACTGATGTAAAAGAACTAGATGTTCCTGAGCAACCAGTAGAAGAACCACAAGAAGAAGCAGAAGTACCTACAGACGAAACATCTGAAGATACAGACGCTGAACCTACAGAAGAATCAGAAGAACCTGAAGCTGAAGAAGAAGAACAGTCTGAAGAAGATGAAGTTCCTGCTATCTTAAAGCTAAAGGTCAATGGTGAAGAAGTAGAAAAACCTTTAGAAGAGGTTGTAGCATTAGCACAACAAGGCTTAGACTACACACAAAAGACACAACAAGTCGCAGAGCAACGTAAAGAGCTAGAAGCCTATGCTGAGAGCATTAAAGCTCAAGAGCAAGCCTTTCAAGAACAGATGCAACTTAATAACGTGTTAATAGAAGATGTAGCTAAAATTACAGCACTAGACCAACAACTGAACCAATATGCAAACGTGAATTGGCAGCAGTTATCTGATAGTGATTTTGTAGAAGCGCAAAAACTTTTCTTTACATATAACCAACTACAGACAGAACGTAGTAATTTAGTTTCACAGTTTGAAGCCAAGAAGCAACAAGTTGTTCAGAAGCAAACGCAATTGATGGCAGAGAAGATAGCAAAAGGAAAAGAAATTCTAGCAAAAGAGATACCAAATTGGAGTCCTGAGACTAACCAAGCATTGTTATCTACTGGCAAGGATTATGGGTTTTCTGATGCAGAACTCAACTCAATTGTTGACCCTCGTCACGTGAAGGTTTTGCATGACGCTATGCAATGGCGCAAACTACAACAAAAGGACTCAATTGTAAAGAAAAAGGTATCAAGCGCAAAACCAGTCGTGAAACCTGGAGCTAAAGATACCAAAGCGGAAGCTAATTCTAACCACCGTCAATTACGTGAGCAATTACGTAAAACAGGTAAGTCAGATGCAGCACAAAAACTTATAGAAAACATGCTTTAATTTACAAAGGAAAAGATAATCATGGCAACATCAGCAACCAATAGTTATACCGGTAAAGGTATAGCGGAGTCTTTCGAAGATATTATCTTTGATATTTCTCCAGAAGATACACCATTGCTTTCATTAGCAAAACGTATGACAGCAGGTCAAACATACCATCAATGGCAAACAGACGCACTTGCAGCAGCAGGTACTAACACTAAAGTTGAAGGTGATGACGCTTCATTCGCAACATTACCTGCTACAACAGTATTAGGTAACTATACTCAAATCTCAAGCAAAACAGTTCAAATTTCTAACACATATGACGTAGTACGTAAGTATGGTCGTAAGTCTGAAGTTGCTTACCAACTTATGAAAGCTGGTAAAGAACTTAAGCGTGATATGGAGTATGCAATTGTTCGTAACCAAGCATCATCAGCAGGTGGCGCAGCAACAGCTCGTTCATCAGCAGGTATTGAGTCTTGGATTGTTAATCGTGTATTAGCTACAGGTTCTACAGCAGGTACAACTCCTGGTTTCTCAGGTGGTACAGTTGCAGCACCAACAGACGGTACTTCAGTAACATTCATTGAAGCAGACTTAAAGTCAGCATTACAATTGGCATGGGTAGACGGTGGTGAACCATCACTTATCCTTATGTCAGCTACAAACAAAGCTCGTTTCTCAGGCTTTGCTGGTATTGCTACTAAGTTCAACAACGTTCAAGGTACAACACAAGCTACAATTACTGGCGCAGCAGACGTTTACGTTTCTGACTTCGGTAATCATACTGTGAAACTTGACCGCTTCATGCGTGACCAAGCTGTTCTTTGCGTTGACCCAGGCTATGTTGGCTTAGCTTCTCTCAGACCTATGTCTAAAGAAGAATTAGCTAAAACTGGTGACAGCACAAAATGGCTCTTAACTGCAGAGTATGCACTTGTGGTTCAAAACCCAGATGCACACGCTAAAGTTCAAAACGTAGGTGCTTAGTAACTAGACGTGATATAATGGAGGGAGTTAATTCTCCCTCTATTGTATTTATATATGCCAATATTATTTGACCACAATAGCGTAACAGGTGTAAGTCAGTACTTTGACTATGACCCAGCTAAAGATACATACTACCTAACTTCTACTCAAGACTTGAGTGGCATGTTAGACAAGATTAAA